CACCGCCACCAGGAACTCCTGTCGAACCCCCCATTAACGAAGCACCAGATCCCAAACTACCAGCAGCACGACCATAACCAGCCGTTACAGCTGCTCTACCCTTAGCCCTTTCAATACCAGCTTGAGACTGCGCCTTCCAAGCCGTATCCGCACCCTGGGCACGAATCGTAGCCTCATTCAACTCAGACTGATAATCATCCTCCGCCTCAACAATAAGAGGAGAACCCTCATCAATCAACACACCCGAAGCCGCATAACCAACAGACGCTTTAGCACGCTCACGCTTCCTTCTCTGCGCTGCAATCTTAGCCTGCCTATCAGCCGCAGCACGCTCACGCTCAGCCTGAATCTGAAGATTTCTTGCATTCGCATCCGCTATCGCCTTTTGCTGATAACCCTGCGCAACAGCTATACCAGCAGACACAACCGACATAACAACCGCAGCAATAAGCCATGGGCCTGAAACGGCAAACACGAGAAAAATTAAAGTAAACAAACTGCGCTTTTTAACCATTGTAAATTTTCCTATACATATAATGATCCTCTTCATGAGGACCGTATTTCTTCAACGTAGACTCCATCTCAAACCCAAGAGACTCGATCCAACTACAACCCGCTAAATGATTGCAAGCCACAGTAGCATGAACCCTCCAAAAACCACATTTAATAACCAGATGATTAAGATAAATCCTTATATGCTTATACAACCAAAACTTATGGTCATGAGCATCAGGAGAAAATCTCACCCAAGCATACCCAACTCCATCCCAGATCGGCTGGACGCCAGCAATACAGATGACATGATCAGTACCAATAACACCAGAAAAGCTAGTACCAGGGTCAACTTTGTGCAAACAATCGCTATCCCCAGAATCCGAATCCAACAACATAGAATGATATAATGTATACGGTTCCACACGCTTATTCATCCGATCCATAAACTTCTCCAACAGACAAATCGCCAAAAACAGCATTAATTGTCATTGGTAAAGGCTCTGCCTGAACAATAGTAACAAAACCATCAGGATCCCAATTCGTAGTATCCATCATCTTATCACCCGTAAAAAGAGATAACCCCCTATCCGTAATAACCTGATCCTCTAAATATTCTATATCATCACCATTAACCGTACCACCCAAGGTAGAACTTAAACGCAACCCAAGTTTATTCCAACGCTTTCTTTTGCCCTGCGTCATTCCCTGGGGAGAACCAAACTCAGGACGAACAGGTTTTAAAGTAGAAGTATAACTCTTGCCAGCATAAACTCTCGATACACGCTCACCATTAGGAATAGTAACCGAACCGGCAGTCACCGTAACACCTGAATAAACCACCGTATCACGATCTACAATATCAACACTCTCTCCCTCAAGATAATCCAAACCAAAAAGAGAAGTCACACATAACCGAGCCTCCCCGCCAGACAAATACGTTCCATAAGAAGAACCATCAACATTTACAGGCGTCGGCTCAATATTCTGTAATTCAAATGTATTAGTTGATTGATTGCTAACCGTATATCGCGTCCTATTCAACTCGGTCATTCCCACGACATTTTCAATATCCACCTGGTCCCCATTCGACAAACCATGCGAAGTAGCCGTAATAACAACAGGATTTGCCTGCGTTGCCCCGGAAATAGTAATAGGACTATTCAATTCCACCGCATGATCCGCAAATATATCAGGATCCAAATAACCCACATAACGATAATCAACTCCATTCACCTGATGCTTCACGACAACCCATAACTGATCCTCACCCTTCGTAATATCAGGAAGAACACCAACAGACTCAACGGTTGCCAATGTTCCACCTAAAGGATGCCTATGCCAAGCTGTAACATTTTGATCAGCAAGATAAGTCAAACCAATCAACTCACCAGACACAGTAGTACACCAGCAAATAGAATCAGGATCCTGTTGATAAGCTAATTGAGTAATTCCGTCATTCGTAATATGAGCTGCAAGTAAAGTCATGTCAGGAGCTTTAAAACCATCCACATCAAAATTAAAAATAAACTCACGTAACTTCTTAGCACCACGAGCCACAAATAATAAAGCATGACCCGCGTTCACAGGCGTGATCCTCTCTGAACCAAATGCAGATTGCAAAGTCACATTAATACTCGCAGGTTGAATAGCATTATCCACACCACCATTAGCAGAATGCTCAGAACCATAAGAAGCAATAATCAAATCACGTGCAGCACCAATCCACACAATCGCATCAAGCGAATCCGAAGCAACTGAAAATTGAACAGAATGATCTGCATCAGCTGTCGCAGGATCCATATTAAAATAAGAACCCGTCTGAGAACCCCAAAAAGTCTGAGGATGGTTTCTCGAACCCGCCCAAAACAAACGCTGTTCATAAAACGAAACAGCACCAGGATAAGTATTCACATCCACAGTACCGCCTGAAACTCGTCTCATGCTAATCGAACCAATAGTAGCAACACCATCATCCAGATTTGAAAAACGTAAATAAGTTGTTGCGGCCCCAGGAGTAAAAGTAAAATCATGATGCCCAATAGTAACTTCCGTAGCAGCTAAATGATTCACCGCGCCAGCAGTGCTACCCGCCTGAACAGTTATATTACGATCATCAGAAGAAGTGGTTTGCGTGTGATCTATAAAATTAAAAGTTAAAATATACGCCTGCCCGGAATCCACGGTCACGGCTTGTTGAATAATTGCATCAGTACCACTATTATCCAAATCAACATCAAAACCCGTTGCCGTCACATTATTACCAGAAATAACAGTCCAACCTGTTAGGTTATTTCTAAAAGTACCATTCGTAATCGCATCAGCTACAGAAACAAAAGAAGTAGGCGCACTAATAAAAGAAGTCTCGCTAATCGTCCAAGCCACATGACTCGTACGCTCAATTTGCCTGGGCGCATAATCACGATGAGCAATAAACATGGTATCGGCAGATTGCGAAAACATAAGATCAAATAAAACGCTAGTTGGATAAGGAGTCGCTAATTCCACAGCAATACCACTCTGCTCGATCCGCCCATTATCTTTATAAAACCGACAATAAAGATTGCCAAACTCAAGCATATAAGCCTGCGTATCACTAAACTGGAAACGAACCATACGCACCTTTGCATCCGTAACGCCCTTCTTTAAAGTCACAGTATCCAGCGTATGCGTAGCACTTGCAGTATGCTTAAAGCCAATAAAAGTAGCAGTCGTTAAGGCACGAAATTCAACAGTGCTATAAGTACCAACAGCCATACTCGTAGAAGCAAAAATCTGTTCACCACCCGTAGCCGTCCCAATCTGAAGATTCAACGCACCTGTGCCAACAACAAAGCCAAGAATATATAAAGCCCCAGCCTCAGTAGTCACCTCTTCCTCAGCCCAGCCATAATTACTGGCATTAGAAGAAACGATATTCATTAAATTTGTAGAATGAGCAATAGAACCAGTACCAACAGATTTGTCAGTCCAACCAGTAATATTACTTGCAAAGGTTCCATTAGACATCAACTCGGAACCCGTAACGGTAGGTTTTACATCGGCAACATAATGAATGCCACCACGCTTTTTAGCACCGCCCTCGGGAAGAACCTGAAAGTTTTCCATGGTTTCGCAACCATGCTTGTACTTATCAAGATCAACACGACCCTTAAGACGATCTGAAATCTCCCCAGTATTGAAATGGGTATATATAGAAAATGATTTCGACATTCATCACTCAACCTTAATTTTCTGATCATCCACAATAAAAGAACGACGACGAACATCAACTAATGAGTTCGCCTGAATAGCAGCCGGTGTTCCCTCTTGACTATTCACCAACCTGGCATTCGCAATCTTAGAATCATAAGTAGCCCAAAAATCCTGCGAAAGCCCACGAGAACCAGTAATAGACACAGCCAACTCTGCCGCTAAACGAGCCTCATAAGCCTCAACAAACAAAGCATCAAACTGAGAAGGATCAACAACTCGTTTTAAATATAAAAGATTTATAGTGGAATAATCGGAAAGGACCTTACGCCCCTCAATAACATGGTCTATACGTTCATCACCAGAAAACACCTCCATCACCCTCAGGCAATAAGGATTCTCAGGCAACTGATGCTGCTTCGACCATGTAAAGGCAGGCGCATCAGCAAGCGCCGCCAACTGAACACGAACCATGGCAAAATTCCATGACGCGTCCCTGATGACAGCATCCCTTACATCCTCGTAAATCGCATTAACACGCTTGGCGCGCCCCGTATTTTCGGCAATATCCGAAATCGGGGCAGCGCCCAGCTGTTGAAGCGCATTGGAAGCAATCTGAGTAAAAGAACTCATATTAAACCATCCAGTAAAAGATAGCTGCAGCTGCCCACCCGACTAAAAACCAAATCATCCTATCTAAGTGTGACATTGCTTATCCTCCAATAATTAATTTACAACATACTGAACAACCATGGTGATATCACCAGCAGCAGCAGTAGCCGCAACCGTTTCAATCGTCAAGGCAATACGCAGGGGAACACCTGGGTCTGAAGTCAGACCGCCATCTTCCCAAGCATAATTAGCAATCGTGTTGATATTAAGAGTTTCGAAACGAAATTCAGTTCCAGCCGTTACAGCAGCCTGAAGAACCGTACTAACCGTTCCGTAACAATCTCTATCAATAACACCTTCTGCGGCATATGCAGTTGCACTTGCATCAGTATCATTAAACTTAGTACCGCCGTTATAAAGACCAACGTCAGTAACTAATGCCGGTGATCCATTTGAATCCAAGTCATCATTGTAAACCTTAATACTGATAACCTTAGAATTAGACGGAATTTCAGCCATCATAAGAATATCATTATCATCGATATCCCCTGTGCCAGCGGCAATCGTATCCATAAAAACACGCACTTTACCTGTGCCACTTCCTGCCTCCATAAGAGTACGAGGAGTAGCATCGAGCTTTGTAATCTCGATTCCTTTTGCTGTAGCCATTTGAATTACTCCTTATTTATAAGATTAATTACGCAGATTCATCACAAGAGACTTCGACTACCTTCTCGTCTTCGATACGGGTAGCACCCATTGAAGCTTCGATGAAAACCTGAGTAGAGTAATTCTTGTCAGAACGTTCCGTAATACGGGATTTAGCATTACCATTCATGGCAAGACCAATACCAGATTTAGCCCAAGCAAGACACGATCGAATGCTAGAAGCAACCGCAAGCCTTGTAGAAACAATGAAGTGGAAACCCATGAAGGTGTTAATTTCACCATTCACAAGAGCTTTCACCGAATTATAGTCTGAGCTCGTTACAGTCGTATTATTCAGCAACGCTTCCAACTGAGCAGGACCTATAGCAAAATACAAAGGCTCTGCATCTGGATCAACATCAGAATCAAGAAGTTTCTTCTTGGTACTAATAATTTTAGCCAGTGTAAGATCGGCTGAACCATGAGCTACTTTCTGAGCTGCAGGTAAAGCCGTAGAGGTAGATGAATCATTCTCATCTATCGAATAAGCATTCCCTGAAGCAGCAGCAATAATTTCGTCATCCTTCTGACGATTAAGAGCCATCAACAAAGTCTTCATAGTCGGACTTGTCGGATCTTTAGACATCTTGACACGGTCAGGATTATCAATAAGATCAGCAGCTCTAAAGGTATTAAACGTCACACGCCTTCGACTGTAAGGTACTTCAGTCAACGGAGTGTCTTCGTGACGACTCACAGCTTTTTGCATAATTACACTATCTAACCTATCGAAATGAAAGGCCTTAGCGTCATTTACGCTCTCCATGCGTACCGCATTGGCAAGCTTGGAGTTTTTCTGTTGAGAGAGATGGATGAACGTATCCGCCCAGTCTTGCTCAAACGCTTTAGTAATTTGTTGAGACATTAGCTAACTCCTTAAGCTAGATTATTAAATTAGAAGAGTTAGCCGATCATTCGGGCTCCTCCAGGGGATAATCCCCTAAAAAAGATTCCGGCCCTGACGGGTTATCGGTAGGTGGAAAAGAAATTATCCGACTTATGCGGGTTTCTTTTTCCGTTTCCCACGCCGTTTAGAAGCCTTAGGGGAAGGCTGCTGACCAGCAGCAACCTTCTCCCCAAGAGCAACAACAAACGAAGGAGGAACAACCTCAGGCGGGACCTGTATCCTATCTGAGGCTGGACATAACATATACACTAAATCTGCATTAGATACAACTGTATTATAAGCCTTACACCTATCATCCTCATAATGATTGCACTGACGGCAAGAAATCGGTTTACCGTCTCCCATTATGTCTCCTCATCATAAGCTAAATTATACAACTTCTCCATCTCTGCAATAGCCTTCTGATGATCAGGATGATCAGCAGAATGATAAGCCTCATTTAACGGATGACTCGCATCATTACGAATAGCCTGAATCTCGCTCTCAGCAACAACAGGACTCAACATCCTATTCCCACCAACATTGCCTGTAAAGCTACCCTCAGAAAGAACCGTACCTACCTTATGAAACAACCTAATCAAAGTAGGATTCGAATCTAAATTGTTAGAGCCAAGAAACTCACGATCCTCATCAGAGGCAAATTCATCAAAAGCTCTAACTGCCATAGAAAGATTCTCATCATACGCCGTACCCCACTCTTTCTGTAATGCAGTCGTATTATCCGCAACAACTTTAGCTTGAAAATTCTGAATATCATTAATAGAATCAAAGGCCATATTGTTATAATAATCAAGAACAAAACTAGCCTGATCCTTGGTGAAACCCTGCTCGTGAGCCTGAGTTAAAAACTCTTTCTGGTTTTCAAAATTATATTCGCCCGTATCAATTTTCCCTGGTGGCTCATACTCATAACCATCGGGAGATTCAGGACGCCCTAACTTATCCCATATCGGACCCATAGATTCCGAGTCACGCTCCTCCGGGATCGAAATAGATTGACCACGAAAAGACTCCATATGCTTATAAGCCTTACCCAGAGAAGCCACATCTTTAAACTTCGCAAGACTTCCATCTTCCCTTAGATCATCAGGCAAATCCTGCATCCAAGATGCTCCACCAACCTGCTCACCCAATAAGCCACCACCTGAATTAGCCGCATCTTCAACGGGTTCAGTGATTTCTTCAGACATAAAACCTCCTATTTTTTAGATTTCTTATCTTTTTTCTTCTTCCCTTGCATTGCCGCCCAAATAGAAGCAGCCAAACCAAGACCAGCCACCGCCTTTGCTTTCTTACCCAGCCGTCGCGGTTTATGAGATTTCTCCGCAGATTTCTTCAACAATTTACTCACCTTATTCCTCCACGGCTCCTTACTGCCAGCCCCTCTACCTGCAACCTTTGTGCTCATAGTAGAACCAGGTTTTGATGAAGAAAGATCCCATCCTTTCCGACCTGTAACCTTTGTCTTCATAGAAGAACCAGGCTTTGCACGAAGCATAGACTTACCAATCGCCTCCTTAAACTTAGCATTCGCTTCGGGGTCAGATTGATTTTTTTTAGCCCTCTTTAAACTTTTGCCACTTCCCCACCAACCTCCACCGCGTCTACGCCCTGCACCACCACCACCCATACCAACAGTTCTCATATCAATGCCCCTATTTTTTAGGCTTTTTTAATAAACTAGCAGGCCGTCTAGTCTTCTCGCCTTTCTTTGGATTATATTTACTAGTAGATGGTTTATCTCGATCCATAGCGTGACTATCTAACTTTTTCTGAAATTTCTTAGCCTCACCTAATTCCTTCTCGGCTTGCTTCTTCGTTTTCGGACCACCCCAACCCTTCTCACCGTGAATACTCTGATAACGCTGACTCGTTTTCTCTAAATGCTGACCCTTCTGTTTGCCATATTGCTTGCGTATTTTAGGAGAAACTTTTTTAAAAGCCTTAGGATTCTTAACCTCTAAATCCCTGAGATCACCCATTGTATTATCTTTTAAACGCTTAGCACTAGCATCAAGCTCCTTAACATTATTTTTCCTAGATGCAATAGCATTCGCCTGCTCAGCTTTCCTTGCCGCTTCATACTTCTTCGCGCCTAAAAGCTGCCCATACTTCCTAACCCACCAACCCAATCCATAAATAACAGCAACGGGACTAGCAAAAGTAGTTGGCATGAAAGGAGCATCAGCTGCTTGATTTTGAGCACCACTATAAGTAGCTACCATTATTCACCCCACTCAGGAAAATCCTTAGCTAAAGGAGGCTCCTCAACCTGCTGCTGCTTCTTCTTCTTCTTCAATAACGCGGCTGCTACACCACCAGCAACCACAGTTGCAGCCACAGGAGCATTCATCAGATGGCGAGAAGTAGGTCCACCTCGCAAAACATCTTTCGTAGTCAATCCCTCATCTTGAGTATTCATATCCTTGTCAACAGACCTCTGCGAATAATTATGAGGAAGAGAACGCACATCAGATTCTTCACCGGCTAAGACACGAAATTCACTAACAGACTTTTTCTGTCGCTTAATCCTGTCTAAATTGCCACGAACAAAATCTTTCCTTTCTAAACGATCCAACTCATCGCCGGGGGGCTTATGCTCCCGCTCCCATTTTTTATACTCTTCCGGGTAATAGTCACGCCATTCCTCTTCTGTCATCTCTCGCCCACCCTTTTCATCATTCAGCCAATGTTGCTTCCATGGCTTTGTAAATCTTTCCTTCTGTTTCTTACTCCAGATTTTCTTAGAAGCTCTCAATCTCTGTTTTTCTTCTTTATCCTCGCGGCGCGCCTCCTGCCCCTCCACACCCCTCACGTATTCTTCATATTCAGCCTGCTTCCAAGGATGCAATGGAGGCAATGGCTTATCAGGGTAATCACGCTCCCATTTTCTACGTTCTTCCAAATCTATCTCCTTCATCCTTGCTGGCCGTTCTGCCTTTCGCCGCTTCAGTTCACTTGTAAATTCATCAATCTTCTTATTCAGCCGACCCATATTAGGTGCATTTAAAACCTGATCATCTAAAGCATTTTCCGCATCTTCCTTAAACTTCTTAAACTCATCCGCCGCCTCCTTTTTCCAATCTTTAAAAGGGAAGGGCTTATTTGGTTTTTTAGGATCTATAATTGGCTGGGTTTTCTTCGTTCGAATCGACTCAAACTGTTTTTGCAAATCAATAAGTTTTTTACCCCAACGAAGATACTCCTCAAAAGCAAATCCAAGTTTTTTACGACTATGAATATTATTCTTCTTGTCCGTCTGGATAATCTGTTCGTCCAAATCCTTCCGGCTTGAATCTTTCTTCTGCTTAGCCTGTTTAATCTTATCGCTAATTTTCTTAGACTTCTTAACAAACATCTTCCTGGCAATCAACGCCGCATACGGTCCATACTTCTGAGCAGCACGTTTAATTCCCTCTCGTGCCACAAACGCTAATATTGCTGCAGGTAAAGGCATAACTATTTCTTATTCCTAACATCACGATTCAGGTAATTATCCATCCTCGTTTTAATCTGCAAAAAGATAGAACGCTGTCCCTCCTTATACGCCATCATATGCGTATCAGATTCAAAGGAAGAAACAGAGTGATAAACACTCTCCAACAATTCATAAACCTGTTTTCCATCAAGACTATTGAACGTCCTGTAAAACGCCTCATCAAGAGCGTCCTCTGAATCAGGATACTCCCGCAGGGATTTGACTTTGGGTGCCACTTAATATTCCTCCACCTTGTTCACCAAGAACTTTTAATAAAGGTGCTGTCTTACTAATCGACTCAGCACTATCCTGAACTTGCTGACCTTGCTTCTCAGCTTGAGCAGCCGCAGCTTTATCAGCCTGCATCTTATCCGTCTCAGCCTTATCCCTTACAACCTCAGGCGGAACACCCATCAAAGGAGCTGCAAACCGAGATGCCTCTTGTAAATTCTGAACATCCAGAACACCCGGATCAGCAGAAGAAAATTCCACATTCATCTGCGACCAACGCTGAATTGCCTGAACCTGGGCGAGTTTCTGAGCTCGAGCCAACTGCCCTGTATAAACAATATCCAAAGTATCTAAACCCTCCAACTCCTGTGGAGGTTCAGAGATAGCCTTCGCACGAACCATAATCGCAGCACAACGCTCAAGCATCGGACCCAACACCTCCGATTCAAACCTTGAAACAGTTGGACCCAGCAAACGCTCAACTTCACCACGAACAGTAATAACTTCTTCAGCAGTCATAGCCTTCCCCCGAGGCAGATTCAACTGATCCACTAGATACATATCTTTAATGCCTTTGATCAAATTATCCGCAACGAGGGAAGACAAATTCAAACGAAGCTCGGAAGGCATCGTACGAACTTCCCTGGGATTGCGAGAATAAACAATCGCATTCGGAATCATCTTGACTGTACCGACAAAACCTTCTTCCCCTGAAAGAATAGGAGGATTAACCGCTTTCTGTAATCCAATCAATTCCTGTCGCCTTAATTCATTCAAACTCAGAATATCAGCCATCGCAACCGCAGCAGGACCACGCCCACGATCCTCACCAGAAGCCTTATCCCAACGCCCCACCATATAAGGAAACTCGTGATAACCCGCTGACTCTAAAATAACCTTATCTTCTTCCAGCATCTCAAGAGAAGTAAAAGGACGATTAGATTTTAAAGCCTTCGGAAGATCCTCAGTAGGACAAATACAAGTAACCAACTTCACCGCATCATCAGGCGTCTTCTCTAATTTCGGCTTATACTTGGCAGGAATTGTAGCCTTATCAAAACGCTGATACAGCTGGCGAACAGAAAACTCATAATCCCTAAACACCGTATCCACAAGACCTAAATCATTCTCGGCAAAAACATAGGAACTAATAGGAAGGGCTTTAAAATTAAATCCATTAAAACCGGATTTTTTTAACCTGGCTTCTTCCAAATACAAACACACGGTGGCAAAAGAATTAAAATCAGCATAAATTTCATTAATAACAGAATAAAAATTAGACTGTGCCAAGCCATCAAAAACAGCCATATTCAACTCACGCAACCAATTCTTCACATTCACATTCTTATTTAAAACCTTGTAAGGACTCGATTCAGGAATAGAAAAACCAAACCACTCGATTGCCTTCGGAGTCAAGGTATCCGCCATAATCAATGCCAAAGTATTACTGGCAGCACAAGCCGTAGAATCATAATGGTCATTACTCAACTGCCCAGGCGTCCTAAAAGAATCAATAGACTTTTTCCTCGGACGAATATACCTGGCAATCGAAGAATAAAACGGTTCCCATTCCTGACGCTCCTCCACCTTACCATCACGCCTTTTCAGCATCATTTTTACAGCATCATCATTTTTCATCACACTATCCTAAAGTTTGGGATTCTGGAGCAGTGCCAGTTAAAGACGCCGCAAAAGCAGGAGCCCTGGAAGTATCACCACGTATTCCAGAATGAATAAGAGACTGACGCCCTTTCTTTCTAGCAGCAACACGCGATAATCGCTTTTCACGATCCTTTTTTTCCTCATCGTCAACTTTGGGAGGAGGCGGCGGGGGAGGAGGACTCGGGGCACCGCCGCCAAATTGATCCACCGAGCGGGCAAGTAGGTCTTTAAAATCTTGTTCGTCTAAAATCATAATTAACCTCCAAATACTGAATAAGTGGCTGTCGCCATAGGTTGATAATTATCTTGACTAAAATTCCGATAATTCTTGGCAAGTTCCATAAAAGCATCAGCGCCATTGGAACTCCAATCATGAACAGGCTGTACGCGGAAAGTCTGCCGCTTATCATCAAATTCCTTGTGATAACTACGAAGACAAGCTATTCCTTTCTCACACTTCAACCTATCAAACCAAACCTTAGGAAGCAACCGACGAACTGCATCAATCGATTCCTCTTTAGCTAAAACCTTTTTACCAACATTAAAATTAATACCTAACGAACGGGCAGCTGCACGACGACTTTTACCTGTCGTAAACTCTCTGACCTCAATATCATGAGGCGCCGTATGATGCCCATACGTATAACCATGCTGATGCCTAAACTGAGACAATATGCCTGCATAAAAAGAAAGACCCTCCCCGCTGTTCTCGTAATAATTAATACACCTGATCTCATTTCCATGGGATTGGGTAAACCAAATCGCAGTAGCATCATTAACTCCAAGATCCCACCAGGTATCTACTGGCAGAGCCGGCTCAAAAGGAACCTTCGTAATCCTACCATCCTCCTCGGCTCTCCGCATCTCAACAGAAAAATAAGCACCAGGGATCGCAGATTCAAACGAACAGAAATACTCCTGCTGGATCATTTCTTCAACCATTCCCTCACGACGTTCCGCTTCAATATCCTCAGGCGACACAATATGGGAGCCGTCAGCACGACGAGTTTGATCAACAGTAAGTAGGGAACAGAACCAATCTTCTTCCTCAAGACCCACCTTATAAGTTTTATAACCATGGTTCTGACCGCGAGGCGTATAGATAAACAATGCCCAGCCCCCATTTTCTCTCAAAATAGGACGTAAAAGATCCCAAACCCTCGGATTCATAATCGCCCACTCTGAAAAAATCAGCCCGACGGGATTAGTCCCGACGAGCCAATCCAACCCCATATCAACCCCCACGAGCTGATAATACGAACCATTACACAAAGTAATCTTCATATCGGTTTCGTTTTTACCCACAGCAACCCCGGGAGGGAAGTGATCCATATACTTAAAACCATCGCGGTCAATTCCGTCCCACATGGCCTTTCTAGCCTGCCTTGCCGTAGGAAAAAGATGGAAATAACCTCCCACCCTCTGCAAAGCCATCTTGGCGCATAAATTTAATGCACTTTTATCTTTACCACTTCTCCTGTGCCAAACACATACCGCTCGCTTTACGCCAGCATCAAACGCCTGGAACAGGGGGAGTTGGTAATCCCTCGGTTGGTAATTGAATGGAATCTGCATCATTATGGTAGTTTAAGACGTTAATAGTAACTTTACCCTCACTGGAATCAGCAACGGATTCTTTTTGTAACTGCTTAGCTCGCCACTCATAAAACTTGGCTGTATTCTTCGGGTTGAACCGCGCCCACTCAAGAAACCCCTCATGACCGCCCAACCTTTCATAAACATAATCAAAAGAAGCGGTAATAGCAGATGTCCTCTCGGGTAAATCCACATCCTTATTATCCACAGCATCCATCGTCTTATCCCATTCCCTGTTCTCTTTACGAGACTGGTTCATGCGATCCGCAGACTTCAACATCTGGTCGAACTTCTCACCATTAAACAGTTGCTTCATTTGTCACATTTCTCCCCATCCGAAACTTGAAGACAATACTCGCACTTCTCCCCGTTAAGAATGTTAATCTGACATTCGTATTTATCAATCACATGATTCAACTTTACAATATGCTTGGTTTCGGTAATGTAATCCCCATCTGAAAGACACCACATCTTACCACCCTGAGCATCAACAGGAGTAAAAATAATGCCCTGCGCAAAATCAGGAGGACGATCAAGAATCCTTCCGACGCCTGCGCCCGATGAAGCGCAGTTGACTAGCAGCATCAGCAGAATCGATAGCATCAAGCTCCTCGTTATGTTCTTTGCGCATCTTCGAAAATTCCTTGTTAATTTTAGCATTCTTTTTCCTGACAGACTTGAAATCAGAGGCACGTGCTGCATCCATCCCAGACTTTTTACCCCACCAAATAGCAAACATAACAGCTCCAACCAAAGCCAGGGCAAGAGATAAGCCTATAATCACTTCCTATCATCCTTATTTTGGTCTTTCATAATATTCAAACCCCCAAGATTCAAACCACGCAACATCATATTTATCATGGGAGTTAATTTACCAAACCAGGCGTCATCAATTTTAGTAGGTGTCCAGAATGTAATTACCTTACACAAAGCCACAACAGCTAAAACGGCTTGAGCCCACATCGGCAACCCAGACATCATAGTTAATACAGCTTCCATCACACTTCTCCTTATTTTTTAGGGGGATAAACCCAAAGCACATGCTGAGCCTTAGATTCATCAATATCCACATGGACAAAGTTACTGGCAATACCAATTCTATTAAAAAATTCGGGCAGTATAGACAATAAAACCATCCTATCCACAGAGTTCGTGCAACGAATATCAGCCGCTAGGCCCTGACAATGCGACGAAGAATCCACGCCGCCCACAGCACGATTTCTGGATAAACAACGATACCCCGAATTAATTGTCATGGACTGACCCATACGATCACGTGCCAGCTGCAATCTTAAAACAAATCCAACATTAATCCCGGATACATCACAGCAAGGACATTTGAACTCGTCCTTAGAAAAATTAGTTGTAAGATCACCCATTCTGCTTCTTAGGCTTTGGCTTTCGAACAACTTTTTTCCCAGTTTTGCGAGCATATTTCGCGGCAGCCTGGGATCCCTTCGTGGTATAACTAAATCGTTTAGTTCCTACAGTTGGCATAAGCACCTCCTTTTATAGAAATAACAACATAAATCCCTCTAAAAAACAACCAAAAAAGGAATGAGTATGAAAAACCCAGATAAGGATCCCTATATGTTTATGAACTATGTTTACCAATGGGATACTGAAAATTTAAAAAAATTCAAATCGGGATCCGTAAGAAGCGCAGACGCAGACGGAGAACGCTTCGATCTAATAAGCCCTTTCGGATTAGTTCGCCTGGCAAAAGTATACGCAGAAGGAGCAAAAAAATATGGAGATCGTAATTGGGAACTCGGACAGCCTATCGGAGAAATACTCAATCACGTAGAACGACATCTGAACCTATGGAAGCAGGGAGACAGATCCGAAGACCATCTGGCTAAAGTTGCCTGGGGAATGTTTGCAATCATGCACTATGAAAAGACAGAACCGCCTTGTTAGCAATATGCCTAAAATGTGTCTAGTACGTGTGGGAGTCCAAACCCTCTTTCGCGAAACCCACGCTCGGGGGGGTCACTAATCCGCATTGCTATTTGTAAATGAAAGCAAGTTCGTGCCCCATGGGCACTGCACTTGCAGCTGTCATCCGCTCGTGCATGTTGCTTGCACTACCCCCTGCAAGCTACACGCCCTCGCTCAACAGCCCGCTCGCTCGGAGTACAGCGTCCTCGCTCGTAGGGTACCGACCCTCCGTTACCCGGGTCGGCGGGGCGACATACCCTCGGGATGGCACCCTCGGGTGACCCGCATGTCACCCCGAAAAGCTCATTGAAATATCTGCTCACTCATGCTACTCTTGCTACTCTTTAGAACTTAGCAATCATAGAGGAGACTGCAGACATGGCAAAACGTGAGACGTCGGAGGCCTTCGGCGATGAATCCACTCCCTTGCGACCCCAGCATTACAAACCAACCACCTCGCGTCATCCATGGTCGGGCAAGCATCGCTCGAAGTATCTCGACAAGCGTCAAGCCCAATTAAAAGAACGACCTTGCAGAGTTCACTCCAAAGTCGTGAACACATGCAAGCAATGCACAGGCGATGATTATCTTGCGAACAAGAGGCGGGCGACCGATGACGATGTCACCGCTCGGCAGATTCAGCAAAGAGAGTACTTTCGGCAATGGAAACAGAAGACGGATCGGACTGACACAATCTCGGTTCGCTGTCGGCCTGAAGACAAAACTCAAATACTATTCGCATGTGAGCTGGCTGGCATATCCCTCACAGATTTCGTCATCAACGCTTCACTCGAAGCGAGTAAATATCTGCTCAACATAAGGAACAAACGATAATATACCCGTCTGTAGATTGAAACCATAGTTTCTATCACATCTTTTGCCTCCTGTCAAGCTCACCATCAAACATCCTAGCAAACGAAGTTGGTGTTACCGTCAGAAATTGGCGGTGCAAATAGCCTTCGTTGATTCGGATGCTCTGAAAAGTTTTTATTCATGAATACATCTCATCAAGATTAAAAAGATTAATTCCGCCCATTCGGGCCGGGCGTCTTGTTTTTGCCTCAGCGAGGGCGAGAGGCAAAAACGAAGAAGCCCTCGGAATTTAACTTTTTAATTTGGAGATATATTATGAAAAACTTTATCATTCACATCATCAGATCAACGAAAGCATTTCCATCCACAAATTTCTTCCTCAACACCTTAGAGTGGAACTTGAAGAAGAATACTAACGACGTAAATTACGTTGAAGTATACGATGGAACTAAAAACGAAGATGGAGACATCAAAGCTAAACTCACCATCATATCAAGCGATAAAGACGTTAAAGGCTGGTGCTTGATGAACAAAGTTGATTGCCAAGATCCAACACCAAAGCTGGAAGAAAAAGCAAACAAATTAATTAGCTTCTGGAACGGACCAGCATTTAGAAGCCTACCAGAAGAGATGCAATCAGATGATGATTGGACTATCTCAGAAAAAATCAAAGAGTATTACGAACGCATTAGAGGAACAAATAAGTTCGATGGCAAAGGACCCGGCATAGAAGTAGTAAACAGATATCCTTCCGTCAAATTCAGAGCAAAACAAAAACTGAACTCCATTAAGAAAAAAGGAATGATACCTACACAAGAAATGTTCGTCGAAGAATACACAAAAAACACCAAGTTAGCTGACGAACTAAGAGATAGAGTAACTTGGAGAGATGATCCTCTTCCTATCGACGAAGATACAGGAGTATCGATCTCAAAAGAAGAGAACGATACCAATAAAGACCTCTTGAACAGCTATACATTCAACGCAAATCTAGCAATGGCTTGCGCTCAAGAGTTTATTCACTAATATCACATAGCTGGCGGAGCTTAATTGCTCCGTCAGTTAAAAATTTTGCGAGCAAAGGAACCGACTCTAATGAGTCGGAAAGCGTCGAAGATGTTACCAAACTGCATCGAGTTCTCACCCTCTAACAGGAGACACGTGTAATGCAAAAACAATCATGGCTGGAATACAACCTGGACTACATCATCATATACGCCCTAGGATTCGTAACAGGAGTAATCATACACCTCTGGGCGCAAACCTATACCTTTTCAAAGTGCATCGACAAACAAACAAAGCAGATTCAAACCACTCAGGAGGCACTTAACAATGAATAAACTAAAACTCTTTAGACTCTACGATACCATAACAAAAAAATACACAGATCATTCCTTCAATAGCAAAAGCGCAGCTAAAGGCCTAAGACTAGAACTCAACATGAAAGAAATTTACGGAGATGAAGAAGACGCTCTTTACAAATACGAAGAACCAAAATTAAAAAGATACCAAGTCCGAAGGGCATCAGATCATAGACTTGGAGAAACATGATGCCCCAAGCCCTGCGGTGGGTCTGTAAATTTAGTGGAAAACGGTGCGCCGTCGATTTCGCGAAGCTAAACCCACACCCATCAAAGACAGGGTGGCCCTCTGTGCAGACGGAGGCCCGGCCAATAAGAAGTCTGCACAAGGCTATTTACCACGCCGAGACGTCCGGCATAGATCGCTAATAACTCGCGGGGACGAGGTGACGTCATCCCCATAAATTACCGAAAGAGGCATATTAGGACATGGGGCCAGACCCGAACCGGTAGTGATACTGCAGGATCCCTAAGACTTGGGAGGCTCAGATTATCCAAACCGACAAGCAACGCCCCTAAATCGAACACCTCTTTCAGCAGGCTACGGAGCGCTTTAACTTATCCGATAGGAGAATTAAACCCTCCGTAGCCGACCTAACCTTCAAAGAAAGAAAAATATGACCGACCAAGACGACACAAAAAGAGTGGAATGGGATTTTATGGAAGATGATGAAGCAGATTTCCTTCGAAAAACACTAAACCTCTTACACGCTTTCTACCAGGATAAACCAGCCGATTTCATAGTCATATCAGGATTCTTAATACAAAAAAGACTAGAAGAAATAGACGGCCCTCAAATCAATGACCTCAACTGGAAAGGACTAGAAAATTGAAAGTTTACGAAATCATGTCAGTAACAAGAACACGAGTAAAAGGAGAAAACATAAAGCCACATTGGGAATTCCACGACGGCCCCTACTACCACTGGGATTACGAAGACGCAATGGAAGAACTAAACAAACTTAATAAAGAAAAAATAATCAAATTCGATAAAGTAAATAACACCGCCGAACAAGTCTCATACCAACTCATTAAAAGAAAAGCAACAGAAGAAGAAATAATTCAATACCAAGAAATGAAATACGAACAAGAAGAAGAAGAAAAAGAGCTACAACAAATAGAAGAAAAGAAAGATGTAGCCACAATCGTAAAACCAAAATCTAAGAAAAAGAAAGTAGAAGAAGAAGAAAGAACCTTCCTGTCCATCAAGCCTATTAGAAAAGGAGAAGAAGAATGCCAGGCAATCGAGATCCCATACTAAAAACCATTGAAACTTCACTCACAGAAAACGAGCTCAAACATTTTAATAATAGCACGTGCCCAAATTGCAAGACTAAAAAAGCAATCGAATACTACTTTTACCCAGAGTTTGAACAACATTTTAACATTCATACCCTAGAGGCTTTTTCCATCTGTAACAAATGCGGTCAAAAATACACACACTATTTTAAAGAAACAAACGTAACCCATTACATAACCTTCAACGAGAAAGGGCAAAAGGTGTATACATGCCAAGAAAAGACCTTAAGAACAGCAAACACGAAGCAGACAGAGAAAAATTCAAACAAAGAAGAAAGCAATACCTAAAACTAAAAAAAGAAAAAGCAAGACAGGCTAAAACAAAAAACGCTGAAATAAAAAAATACCAGGACGCTATTAGACACGCAGAAGAACACATCAAGCTATACGAAAAAGCTATAGATGTACTATTAGCAATAGAAAAAACCACTACCAAAATGATAAGGAGTAAATAATGCCTGACATAGATGATATCCCTTATGAAGACAGAATTGATGAAGAACCATGGGTAGCTTATACTCCATCCCCTCCTGATTCTCCCGGAGCAAGTATCATGAGAGCACTAGGAGAAGCTAACTATGGCATGAACCACCCAGTATTCGATCCAAATTCCCCTCATTACGTTCCCGTACTAATAGACGAAGATGGAAACGAACTAGTAGAAGCAACAAACATCGCAAGAATAGCTGCACAACAAAGATATGATGACACGCACGAACCAAATGGACCTCACAGAGAATCTACTAATTATACCAATTACCAAGATGCACCATTAACCTGTATTGAATGCGGAATGAGATGCACCAGACCTACACCAAAAACAATCAGAACTAAAACATGCAAACAATGCAGATATTCATTAAGAGACAACGAAGCAGCAAACACTTTTCCCTCAGAAATAGGAGTTCAAACCATGCCTGACAAAAAAGAAACTATTATAATTAACCCATCACCCATTAAAAAAGGAATCCTCCAAAAAATGAGGATCCAAAGAACAGCAGAGGGCATTCAATTAATATACGAAAGCCCAATCATGCAAAACTATTTCAAAAGCACATGGTTCCGTAAAGCATACGCACCAGAAAACGACGGACAAAAAATCTGGGTATCTAATATCTTCCCAGAAACTACACCCCAACGAACCTACTTCTCCATTAAAGACCTACCTACTGCATACCACAGACTATTCTACTTCTCATACGGAGATCAAAAATTAGTTTCCAACGGCAAACCCAACCTCGGATTTCTCCAGGCTGTTAATGACTATCCACTAGACGATAAAGGCCAGCCTATGAAAAAAACACCAGCTACAGAAGCACTCAAAAGAGATCGCGAACTCGAATTCATGAATCCTAAAAAACCAATCGTAATCTCTATCAAGGGAATGTTCCCTAATTCTGTATTAGACGATTACCTCATGAGAACAAAAGAAGTGATGTACCAAATCTATTCAGAAAATCTCATGCCATTTGACAAATCAATGATTATCTCAATGGAGTCTCAAGATGCCAACCAAGCATAAAATACCCAAACAAAACCACATACTCGCAGTAGGAATCGAATTTGAAGGCGGATGGGCCTCGCATAAAGTCGAATCCACACCTGCTACTATGGGAACTATAGGTGCAAAAATGGTACGACCAAGAGCACCTAAAGCCCTCAAATACGATGGATCCGTTACCATCACCGACAATAAAGCAGCATATAAAGGAGAAGTGGCAAGCCCACCACTTCAAATCAGAAATATAAAAGGATGGATAATCAGAAATCACCCCGATATCGTAAATAGAACATGCGGAACACACGTACATGTATCAGTAAAAAATCAAAAACTTTACACCCAACTAACCGATCCCTCTTTCGAAGAATATTACTTAAAACATATGGGAAAATGGGCCCGAAAAAACAAAATAGACAATGGACACGAGTTCTGGGAAAGATTTAAAGGTAATAATACCTACTGCAACAAGGCATTTAAACCACAAGAACAAATCTATGACACAGGAAGAAATGCTGACAGATATACACAAATCAACTACTGCTACGGACTATGGAAAACAGTAGAATTTAGAATGCTCCCTGCCTTCGAAGATCCATGGCTAACAACAAGCGCCATCTTCCAAACCTTAACTATCGTAGAAAGCTACCTGGACAAAGCACCTACCCTTACAGATTGTTGGGAAGAAGAAACAGAACTCAACCCAGTAGAAACTGAATCAGAAGTATACGAAGAAACAGCAACATACCAACAAATAAGCGATTACAGAAATGGACTCTTAGGTAAATTATTCGACAGTGAAGGCTGGATCACGCGTTCAGGACTACAACTCACCGGAAAAAACATACCCCTAAAAGAATATGTTATTAAACCATCCCAAGCCTACCTCGTACCAGAAAACCCACCCAAAGCAACAACAATAATGTCAACAACACGCTTCGCAAAAGAACATCAACACGGAGAAAACTTCAGCGAAGTATACGACGAAAATGGAGAAATTTAATGAAATATGTAATCGCTAGAAACTGCGAAAACGAAGACTGTAAACACCTCTCATTTGTTCATGACCAGGAAGGAGAAACACTAGAATTTGACACAAAAAAAGAAGCAAAAGACTTTAAAGAAATAATAATCGCTTCAGAACTAGAAGAACTAAACCGAGTAGCAACCCAAGAACTAGAAGAAGACATCATGATAATGCCAAAGGAGGAAAAATAGATGTGCGTAATACTTGTACCAACAAAAGAACACCCATCAGCTGAAATACTAACTGCCGCAGAAACAGTAAATCCACACGGCGGTGGAATTGCATGGAGAAATAATAAGGGTAAACTCTCCTACCAAAAAGGAATCAACACAGCAAAAATCCTAGAAATCATCCAAGAAAAAAACCCACCACTACCCTATGTTATCCACTATAGAATAGCCAGCGTAGGTGAAGTCTGCCCAAAACTCACCCATCCCTTCCCTGTAAACAAACAGGTCCAATTAAAAACCAAAGGAATAGAAAACAACGCATTACTATTTCACAATGGTACCTGGTCAGAATGGAAAGAAAGCATCATGCCCTTCGCAGGCGCCGCAGATTTCCCTGAAGGCAATTACCATGACTGGTCAGACAGTAGAGCCCTTGCATACATGGCTTATAAAACCAAACGAGGCTTCTTAAAATTCATAGACGAAAAAATAGCCATCATAGAAAAAAACGGAAACGTCGATCTATACGGCTATTGGAAAAAACATCAAGATATTTGGTGTTCCAACCTAAATCATGTTAGAACGGACAACACGTACTACGGAAATTATGGAAATAATTATGGCTATGATGATTATGGCTACGAATATCATAGAAACTATAATAATCAACCATTTGGGCACAGTACAACAATTACCACAGCACAAGATAGCCTCTTCCAACGTACTAAAATCCGTGATGACATTGACGGGGCATAGCATCAGGAGCTATGCCTAATTACCAACCCTTTGAGAAAGGAGTCTCCATGAAGATTCGTCTCAATGGTGCACCATCCATGCAACAAGGTGCATTCTCAAACTTGAAACCCGGAAACGTGTTTCAAGCTGAATACGAAGGTGGCGTTCGAACCTTCGTAAAAATGAACGGCACTGGTAGCACAGCCGTTCGACTTACCAACGGAGAATGTGTGGCATTTTCGCCATCCACTCCTACAAACAAACGTGACGATTTTATCCTGATAAAATCCTAGCGTTTAACGCTGAAAAGGGGGGAGTCAAATCCCCCCTTGGACGCTGAAAGGAACACATGACTTTCCAAATAACCTGCCTACAAGAATTCTTAGAATGGCTAAAAGAATGTCCATTCAAACATACTATATCTTCAATGACCGGAGGATTCGTACATGTAAAATTCTTCATCGAAAGAAAGGTGGAACGCGATAATGTCAATGACTAGAAAAGACTTTAAAATCATAGCAGAAGCAATCAAACAACTAGTAGAAAAGCTAAAAAAAGCCTACGGAAACTTTGACCAGGATAAATTTCAAGAACATATATTCAAAGACGAGCAAATAAACCACAACCACTATCTCGCATGGCGAAAAAAGGAACAAAATGCTCAAAAAAAAGACCTTTGAAATAGGCCTAACTATACTATCTGTATGTGGATTGAAAATAGAAGAAAAGCACCAAATCGAAACATGGTGGCGACTACTCAAAGACTTAGAAGACGACTTGTTTCAAGAAGCTGTGCTAGATATATGCAAAGAAAAAGAGCAATGGTGGCCGTCAGACAACGTACCTGGCATGATCCGAACCAAGCTAAAAGATATAAAACGCATCAAAAACAAAGAGAAAAGATACTTAGAACAAAATACCCAACTACAAGAATGGCAAGAAAACCGAGCCCCACCACCTAAACTCAAAGATAATTAAACTTAACATCATCTGGATTACTCAAATCCAACTCACTATTCAAGTAATCCATAATCAGTGCAATAGCCTGATCACACGAAAAACAAACCCCACACAAATACCCACCATGAGTCAACCCATTTAAAAACCATTTCTGCTCTTTACTCAGCCTACCCCCCTCAGCTTTCATCTCAATAAACAACCCACCAAACTCATTCGTCACAACAGGAAGAAATATATCAGGAACACCCTTCTTAAGACCCTCCTTAACCATTTTCTTCCCTCTTTTAATAGCTTCCTGACCCTTACCCCCCTGATTAGGTATAGCAAACATCAGTTCCAATCTAGGCTCTTCACGAGCATATACTGTAGCCCACTCAAATAAAGTAACCTGATCATCATGTTCAGACATAAAACTCACTCCACATCAATAATGTTTAAAACCTCTTCAGAATGACCATTGCTCCAATCAGCTATAGCCTTAATAGCTAAACCAGTTTTCGTTTTAGGCTGAGCATTCAACAATAATTTATTAATAACTGAACTAAATACCCCCAAAGTCCTACCTGTAGAAACAATAAATGGATCATCAGAAGCCATAAACACATCAATCATATGCTTAGTTTTCTCCAAACCATACCTACCAACCACACGACCCACTAAAGAAGCATCCTTAGCACCCTTAATATCAGGCTTTTCTTTAAATTTAGCTAAAAATCTATCATGATAATAATCAAGAGCCACTTTTATATCTGGATTCTTAACTTTAACAAGTTTTGTTTCACGTGAAACAATCTTCTCGATCAAACCAAACCGCTCTAAACGATCCAACTCCTGATAAACATCACACGTTTTACCCTTCTCAGTAACCTTATATTCAGTCATTTCTTCTCTTTACAGGTTTATATTCATCTTTATTAAAGACCTTTTCAGAATCAATCCTAGCCTTTAACTCCACCTTCGCCTCAGGATAATCATCCAACCCACCATTAATAAAGGACTTCCCCAATCCCTTACTAACAGTCTTTGTCCAATAACCACTACAATAAACACCACAAAACTGGGCTCTATCTGTCTTAGACCTAACCCTAACACCACAATTTCTACACCGATAAACCCGCCACATAGCCTTATTAGTATCACCATAACGCAAAGTAGGATACCTAATAAGATCCAAATCACGTGTGGTACGCTTAGCAAGAACATCAGAAGCAACCACCTTCTTCAGCTTCCCATCTTTATCGTATATTTTTACTGGATATATCATAAGAAAAAGGGGGCCTGCCCCATGAAACAGACCCCCGAAACATTAAAATGGCACATCAGCATCGGCAACGTAGCCAAAATTATCAGACTTAAACTTTGGCCTCAAACTGGTTTTGCCATTGAATGTTTCATATTCAACCAAAAGACTAACACGCTTGCCCACTAAATTCTGCTCATTATACTCCTCGCCAATCTTGAATGCAGGGTCAATCGTCTTAATCTTTCTATTAGCAATACCTAAAGCCTTGCCTGCGAACGTGAGATTATCCCAACAAATAATATCGCCAGACTCGACCTCCTTGAAACAAAGACCATACTGATTGGGCTTCTTCCCATCACGCACCTCTTTAACCTCGCAATAATAAGTTCCCTCGTCGAACTTCTTGTATTCAACGGTTTCAGTATTGTCAGATTTAAAAACCTCGTCTTCTGTGTACTTAATTGTCATCTTATATATCTCCTTTAGCTACTTGGTTAGCAAGCGTTCCATGAGTAGATTTATATACAATCTCTAAAGAGGCTACATGAGCCCCCATCATGTACCGTTTGCGCTTCTTAATTTTCTCAGCCACCTTGGCAAGTGCCTCAAGGTCTTTAGCTGAGTTGATTTCGGCGGTAAAAGTCGCCAAATCATCCTTAGACTTAGCCTCTTTATCCAGACGCTTCGCCTCATCCTTATCAAACAACACAGAATCCTGATCAGCAACATCATCCAAATCCTGCGATTGAGCCTGCTTAGAACCCTTTAAACAGGGCAAAACAAGATCGATAATATCTGCATTAGGGTTAGCATAAGTACGCCCAGATAGGACACCTGTGCGATCCTTCTCAAACAAGGCATAATAATTGGTAATAGTAGAATCCTTTTCATTCTGCCTTGCTTCCATACGACAGCATATATGAGGCTCATAAGCGGTTTCACCTTCGGCCTTCATAGCCACCCCCACCTTCCTGAGCTCACCTTCCACAGAATTATCAAACACATTTTTCTGCCTGCCAAGAATAAAAACATGGGCAGGAGAATCCATAAGAAACTGCACTAAAGCCTTATAAGGCTTCTTAATCTTAGACCAAGCGTTCATAGGGATAGCATCATTCGAATTCATCTTACCCTCATAAGCATTAATAGCCGCATCCCATAAATGACTGATGCTATCAATAACAATTACGCCATAAGTCTTAAAATCAATACCTTTGGTGCCATTACTAGGATCACCCGCCAACTCTATATACGTCTCAGCAAGCGAACGTGTGTAAATAGCATCAAAATCAAACGCATCAGGATGAACCTGGCGCGCTTTCTCCGCATGAACATAGAAATCAGTACCACGCTCAGTATCAACAAACGCAATACGTTTGCCAGAAACCTTCGCTAACCTCTCTGCATACTGTAAAGTGGTAAAAGTCTTCCCGGAACCAGGAGGACCATAGATCCCCATCTTTAAAAACTTCTGTTGTGGGTCTGCTTTTTTAAACGGCATCATCTTACTCCTTACTTGTTGTTGTTAACTACAAGCCAAGAATAACATCTTGCGAGCAAGATAGCAAGCCTAATTTATAGATTTTTTGCCTTTTGAACACTCTGTAACTGAACACAACCCATGTTTATGTTTTTCGGAATTTCTTTTTTTGGTATTTTGGTTACTTTTTTCATACATTTTCTTTCGCTATCAAAAACATCTACCACCTCCACATGAAGAACATAAGGTTGTGGAGTAGCGGATAATTGGACCAACAATAAAAGCCACATCATTTTGTCTTAGTCATAGCCGCGAGTGGATTTTCTAATGCCTTAGTTATCTTCTTGTCCAGCTTAGTTTCCAACGCCTCTATCTGACTATCCACCTTGGTAAGCTTATCATCCCATCTCTTAGATGTATCAGCAATCAAATCTCTCACCTCTTTCTCTGTATTCCTCATAGCTTGCCTAGTCTCCAAGCCGTCTGCGCGAGATCGTTTATCTATTGCGTCAATCTGATCTAATTGTTGATTGACAGTAGTTTTAATATCAGTACGAATGTCCCTAGCTGTAGCCTGGGCATCACCTACTATCGTTTTTACGGCAGTTATTTCTGTAGCGATTGTTTCCTTTAACGCTGTCACCGCAGTATTAACCACTTCGCGCTCAAGTGCTAATGAAGCTTTTACACCATCCACCGATGTTGTTATGACTTCTAAGCGTTTATCAAAAGTTGATAAATCTGGAGCTACATAAGAAGTAATTTGCTCTTTCATATCCATATAATCTTTGTAAAATTCAAATCCACCCCACAAGCCCCCACCAAGAGTTCCCAACAAGGACATGATAATGAACAGCTTTCCACCAGTTGCTTTTACTCCACCGTATTCAACTTCCATAATTATTTCTTAAAGTTATATTGTGAATCGATCATTTCATTCATCATTTGGTCACTACCTAATGTATAGATAGAACTCAACGGATCTATCAACGCAACATCGTAAGGAATTTCACTAACGTACATTGGCATATCCGGTATACCCGCTTGTTGATAGTCCTTAAATCCGGGGGCACCAAGAGCGCCCATCAATGCTAATTTAGTTCCATCTACATCTCCGCCAGCCATTGAAACAACTTCTAAAACTCTTGAAACTATAGCTTGCACAGCTTTTGCTTTAGATGCGTTAGTTTGTTTTACTTCTTGTTTTGATTCTTGTTTAGCTGTCGGTTTCTGTGGCTTTTTAGGTTGACTTTTTGGCGTACTTTTACTTACTGGTGCTGTTGGTGTACTTTTAGCTACTGGGGCTACGGAAACTTTAGGAGCTACTGGCGCTGGTGCTGCCTGTATTTTAGCTACAGCGGCTACAGCACTAGCGACTTGAGGTGCAGCTACAGGTGGCGCACTAGGAGCAGACATTCCTGTATTAATAGTTATTGGCTGGATTGTTCCTGTTGTGCTAGGAACTGATATAGTTATAGCTCCAGGGCTTACGGCTACAGGAACATTAAGCATTTGCTGCCCAGCTGGGGTAGCAATAGTAATTTGCATATTTGTACCTACACTAGCGTTTACCACTTGACCTAGAGGAGATGGAGTTGTTGGAGACATATCGTTGTTCTGCATTATTGCCTCACTACTAACAACAATATCATCAACTGCGTTAGCTACTAAATCTAAAATAGTATTTTGAACTTGGTCATTAATAATATCGTATGTAGCAGTTAAGTTAATTGCATTTGTCTGTGGCCCACCATAGCCACCAGTCAAACTTGCTCCATCTAAGATTAAACCAAATGTTGCTAAGGAATAGGTTAATGTATTCTGCGGAACAATTAGTTGGCTGACTACTGTTTGGTAATCTTGACCTGCACTGGTTGTAAATGACGCTAGGTCCGAATAAGTAGTAGTTCCATCAGTAACTTCAATTTTCATCGTGAATGGATCTCCACCCACATAATTCCTATCCCTTAATCCAACAGAGGCATCCATAGTGAATCCCTGAAGCATTTCTTCTTCAGTTAAAAATGATTTAATATCATTAGTAATCTTCCATTCTGTATCAATCCCATAATTGTAGTTGGGATAAAGCGCGCCATGATGATCCCAATAAACCACATCGTCATCATCACCACCATCGGAAGCAATATCACTTCTTGGATCAAAATTATAATTTGTGCATCTTGTTGAACAGGAGGTTTCTGCCCCGGCAGAATCTTCAGTAACATCAGCGGTTGTTTTTGTATCGGCTTCAGCTAAAAAAACCAATACACAACTAATGCCTACGCCTATTAAGAAAAAGGCTGTATTTCTAATTACCCTCATCGCTGGTTTTATCATACGCTTCTTCTAATTTTTCACCTATAACATTACCCAGAGCATTAGCAACAGTACTTGCAGCTATTGTCCCCATAGCCGCACACCCTTGTAGCAACAATAACATGAACACCAAATACCTCATTAAAAGTCTTCCTCCCACTCTACCTCTCCGCTAGAATATGTATTGCCTGTATGGTTATTTAGCTCAACAACTTTTTGATTTTCTTTTTTGTTTTTCCATTCCTGGTAATCAGGTCGTCTATGGGGTTCTTTATCCCATATCTGTTTGGCTTCTTCTCCAAGTTTGCCATCAACGGGACAGGGTGTTCCTGCCTGTTCCATAGCTTGGAACACTCTGGTGTCTTGGCATAAGAGGCTGACTGATGCGACCTTCATCCCCATGCCATAGAGTGACCGGGCTAATTTTAATCTTTCGCAGTTCTTATCGACAACCGTATTACCAAAAGAAAGACCAAACCACGCAGATTGAGCCGCGCCAGCCATAGCAGTAGTACAAACATCTTGATTGTTTAACATTATGTTTGGAGAAGCGGCGGTGCTGGGGGTTCTATCAACTGTGGTTGTACCAGTAACAGTATTGCTTGAGGTGCCAGTAACAGTTGAGGACACTGTTGTGTTAGTATCTACGGCAAACGCAAGTGAGGGGATAAAAAGAATAAATATTAAAAACTTCCATATCATTTATTAACACCTAGCCATGCAGCAATAGTCGCTATTCCCGCAGTTAAAAATAACCAAACCCTATTAACAGTTTTATGGGCTGTTTCTATGCGGTCCACGCGAATCCGAAGCCCATCAGATCCATTTCCAAAAAGCGTTGTATGGTGTTCCTGGACAATCTGCCGGGTTGCTTCCAGGTCAGATTTCATCAACCGTATATCAATGTGCATATCCGTTAATTTTTCCAATACCTCCTTGATTTCGTCTGGCACTAACTAAACTCCTTATGGTTTTGGGTGTTTAGCTTTTATCTCGTTTATTTTATCCACCCAAGTGGTAGTACCATCTCTTTTATCGTCAAACATCATTTCATACTGGTTAAGCTGATCGTATTCTGCTTTCCTGTCTCTTTTGTATTGAGTTTTTGCAAGTTCAACTTGTTTATCAGCCCAAGCCTTTTCCTCTGCGTCTTTAGCTATTTCTTCTTCTTTTGTAAATGGCATCCGTATGCCATCTATTTGCTTAAATCGTGTCATTAAAAATCCTTTCTATGTATGTTTAATCCCAAACACCGACATCCTACCAGTTGCAATAGTTCCACTTTGAGCAACTAATTGAACTTGGGTCAAAGTGATTACAGCGTTTCTTGCCCCATAAATAGAACCCCCAACTGGAAGCCCTCCTGTTGTTTGCGTAACAAAATTGCCATAAAACATAGGTTTACCACTCCCATCGGACGGACTAACATACATAATTCCAGACATACCTTCTCCAGTATCATTGCCAACATCTCCACCAATTCGGAGTTGTGCATCCGCAGTGTCACCATAAGCGGAAAATGTTGTAGGTGAGCCAGTTGCAGTTTTAACCATATGCCAAGCATAATCTGAAGCTCCAGAATCAATTCCACTTGAATCACCACATCTAAAATAAATATGATTTCCGTCTACTGAAAGCGTTATATCTGAAAAAACAATAGCATAGGTTTCATAAGTAGTGTTAATCCCAGTTTGTGTGACTGTTGCATCAGTACTAGCAACTGAAGTTCCTATTAATGTCCACACTCCACCACCGACACCACTAGCTAAATGACTAGCATCAACAGAACCATCTATTAACTCTGCCGAATCCACCGAGTTAGTCGCAAGCGTTCCGGCATCCACTACTCCATCTGGCAGCCCACCAACGCTGATGCCAGTGACTGTACCTGATCCTGAGATTGCAATTGCCAATTTAGTTACCTCCTTTTGGATATTTCTCTTTTACTGCTAAACAGTCAGCGATGTACTTGTCTACTTGAGCCTGATCGCCTTTTACTATGCCGTCTAGGTAGTCAATCATTGGGGGATAACTTTTTCTCCGTTTTTCCTCATAAGATAACTGATTATGCAAAGCACTATTCCATTCATCCTCAGTCCAGTTTTCCTCTACTACCTCTAAATCTTCAATAGCAATCCCTGTATGCCTGACCGCTTCGGTCAATGTTGTACTAACGTGCGGAAATTCTCTATAAACTGCAAAGCCTGTCGATTTTTGTTTTATATATTGCATTTGTTCGTCCTATGAAAGTCTATGTACGGCAAGAAAAACATTCCCTTCGTTTGCGTGACTGGTTTTATCACTACCAGTAGTTTGGTAGATAGATAGCTGAACATAATCAGTTGCACTAAGTTGGTAAATATCAGAAACTATATTATTTTTATTTGCTGTCATTGAAGTATGTGCAATATTATAGGTCATTAAACTACCATTAATTTGAAGTTCTGTTTGATAAGTAGCCGCATCAGTTAAAGCACTCAGTTTGCAACCACCAATAACTAGATACTCCCCTGTTGTGGGAGCTACATACCGATCAGTAGTCGTATTAAAATCTGAGTTTAAATCATAAGATTCTGCCTCAAGTTCTACTATTGTTCTAGTTGCGTTGGAAAAAGTTTGATTAACAGCACTATAAGCCCTAGCCCCCACTTCAAAGCCATTACCAATAGCCATACCAGCAACGGTCAATCTACCAGCATCCGTGATTGCAACGGTGTGGCCTGTAGGGACGGTTACAGTTGTTCCACTTTGTCCCTGTATCTTGTCTGTTTTGACTAGACTATTAGCTCCATCGAAATCTATTTGGGGACTCATTATTTATTCTCCTTCGGTATATCTCTTTTTATCTTAGCCACATGATCCTTCCACGTTCCGTGATACATCATGTCTAGTTGTTCCTCCCAAGTTCCATAGAGGGGTTTACGTTTTTCTTTATGAGCATTAGCTGACAAGTATTCTTCATATTCCTTAGTCCACTTGTCTTGGTCAGCCTGTGATGGGATGCCGTTTGGAAATTTAGTTATGACTCCATCTCTGGTACACATTCCTTCTTGATGGTTAAACTTCCAGCCGATTACTTCACCTATGTTGGTCATACTGCTATCTCCATTATTGTAAGCGTTGATGACATTACACCACCAAAATATCTAGAACCACTAGCACCGTTAAAAGTTGTAGTAGCCGCATTAGTATTCCCAGCTCTTATTTTAAATGTTGTGGATGATGTCGTTCCAGAAGTCATATAATGAGTCAACTCGATTCGTTGCCCCCAGCCATTAGCAAAGGTTGTCATTGTCCCTGCAAGAGCATTAGCGGTTGAATCTTGGAACAAAGCCGCACTGAAAGTACCCAGCGGAGTTGTCCTAAATGTACCCGCAGAAAATAGTATATATAATTTATTACTTGCTGATGTTGGAGTTATAGCAAGAGTCATAAACTCATCGCCTTCTGTATTTTGAGGAATAGTATCATTCTCTGGAAGTTGGGTTGTTCCAGTCGCTACAGCACTATCAATAACATTTACCACTTGCACAATTTTCCCAGCACCTACACCAGATGCAGTAATTATAGGACGGTCAAAGGTAATCGAACCAGTTCCGTCAGGAGTTCCAATATTAGTTGCTTTAATTGTTGATGCCATTTTGTATCCTTAAATTATTGTCCAAGTGCTACCAGACGCTACCGTTACTGTATAAGTGTCTGCCACCGTAATTGGGCCAACACTTGAGCCATTTTCTGACCCTAAAAAAGTTATGTTTTCACTAATCGTTTTTGCGTTTGTGCGTATTACAGAGTTAGTTCCTAATGATGGGCCACCACCTGTAACTTCTGCCCATACTGGATCAGCACCAGTACCTAGAGTTTTGAGAAAATAGCCTGATGTACCAGCAGCCAATCTTGCACTTGTAGAAGCGTTTCTATATATTACATCTCCTCTTGTAGTCAAGACATCATCCACATCACCTGCTGGGCCTGTGGCTCCTGTAGATCCGGTTGCGCCAGTGGAGCCGGTAGAGCCAGTCGCCCCAATATTTCCAGAGCGAGCATATGAAATATACATCGTATCGGCGTTAGACCACGATCCATTTGAGGAAACATGAGTTACAGGTAATTGTAACCAGGCCGTGTTATCGACCACGCTTCCCGTTAGCGAAAATACAACGTAAGTCGATGGGGTTCCAGATTTACGAATCGTAATATAACCTTCGTGCGCGGTGTTTGTTCCATCATCCCAGGAAGCAATGAATGGAGAAATGTCTGGATTACTCGTATCAGCAGATGTTGCCCTAATAGCAAGAGCCGAAACGCTTCCAACCGTCCCATGGTTGAAACGGATTTCTCCGGCACTGCCAGGATCAGCCATTGAGGTTGAATTATCAAATGTGTATTTAAAGGCTAATGCCCCAGCAGAAGCTTCCGCTGATACCTTAGCAGCTTCCGCTAAAACTACGTCCGCTGCTGTCTCTACTAAATCTGCAGCTGTATCTGTTGCATCCGAAGCTGTTAAAACAGCTTTTGCTGTAGCAATAACAGCCTGGGCCGTAGCAGTGGTCGCGCTGGCCGCACTCGCGGTTGCACTGGTAGCACTGGCGGTTGCACTGGTCGCCGCTGCTGCCGCACTTGTAGTCGCACTCGCGGCATCAACAATTAATGTCCATTTAGCAACATCTGTGTTACTTGAAATGGGCTGTGCGCCTGATGAAGTATGAGCTACAATACAAATATAAATATTATTATTGGAAGTATCTTTGACCAAATCTCGAACAACATACGCAGTAGATGCCGCCCAATTCCCTTTAAGTGTTCCAATTTCTTGAGTTGCCGATATATCACCAGACGCATCAAAAGCTAATACCTTATTAGCCCTGTCAGCCGCAACATCAGCAATCGTCATAGTAGGACGATCAGAAACCTTCATAGTATCTGTAACACCAAATTTAGTATCTAGCTTATCCTCGCGCCTAATCGAGTGCATCGTGTTTCTATCCAAGGCACCCTCATTAGTTGCTGCAGTAAATGCTCCAAAAGCAACATAATCAACAGGCTGAGTTAATGGAACATTCTGCACCAACAAAACAGCCGTACTAGATGCTGGCGCTGATCCAAACGTAATCGTGCCAGTACCAGGATAAGACGTAACTGCCACGGTATAATGAGTAGTAATTGTCTTCAACACGCCGTCAACATATACGCTAACATCACTCGCGGCGGTAATAGGGAAAGTCATAGCAAACGCAACCGTGCTGTTATTCCCAGTATATTCAACCCGAGCGTTAAGAGCTGTTTGTGTCATTAGTTAGGTCCTCTCTGTAAAAAATCCTGAAACGATTTCTCTTGTTCAAAAGGCTGATCATTGTAAGCAGAAATATTTTTATCAAGCTCAACCGCCTCAATCCTCTCGATTATCTCTGGATATTTGTTCAACAGCATCTTCTCAGCCGCAGCTTGATAACTCTTACGTATACCATCAAGTTTATGATAGCGATAACTATCAGGCCCTTTTTGATCATCCTCGCCAAAAGCATCAACCTGGGCCTCCATCATTGCATAAATATCCTTGCCTTCCATTGTTAATGTCCCTAAAAACTTCTGTAAATCCGCATATTCATGAGGCTGTAAATCCGCCCCATGCACAACTGGATCTAATTTTTTCGGAAAATAATGATTCACCGCAAATTGCTGCCAGACCTTATTATATACCTTAGCTTTAGTAGGCATAAAATTAAAAAAACTACTTCCCCAAGAAGGAGGTCTAACTCCAAGATGACCCATGCCATCATAATCCGGAATTAAAGCAGATTTTAAAGGAGTTTTAGACATTATCGTATTTGTTAAACTAGTCATAGCCTTATGCTCAGGAGTTAAAGTAGGATCAATAGTCCTGTAATCACGATGCGTAGGATCTAAATGCCTGGACACATCAGAAAGAATGGCAGGAACAAAACTCTTTAACAACCTATCTCCACCCTTGCCCTGTAGAATATCCACAAGAGTTGCAAAACCCTTGGTATATTGCTTGCTCATTAAATTGCCAGCCACATTCTCCGTAAGAGCCATAAATAGACTATCACGATCCTTAGAATCGTCAATCCTATTAATAGTATCAAGCGTATTCACTATCGCATCTAAATGGGTCGCAAAAGGTTCAAAAGCACGCAAAGAAACATATTTAGGAGGTTCGGGTCTAAATTGACCAGCCCCCTTATCAATCATAGTTTCCCCAATATCTTTGCCATCAAGATAAACCTTACCCAACAAACGATCCCCCCAATTCTTACCACTCTTCTTGGCAGCCATCTTAGACCATTTAATAGTCAATACAGGATTATCAGCTAAAACAGAGCGTAAAACATCTGTTGCTTCGAACCCTTCTAAAGTACCCAATTCAGCAGTATCCAAACCCTTTAAGCGAATCCGATGAACCTCTCCATCCGCATCTCTAACATCTATTGTATCTCCATCAATAACACGATCCAAAGTCGCCTCCATGGAACGCTCAAAATCAAACATGGTAGCAAAAAAACTATCACCATCCACCAGCACAGAGGTCGGTTGCCACCCCATTTTCTTTAATGCAGAAAGCTGAGAGCGATTTCCAGTACCGCTACCGGTCAATCTGCCAGCACCCCATGCCTCATACATCGCATACGACATGGCAGAACCCAGCATCAACCGAGATAACGCTAATTGCCGTTCAGCACCACCCGCTTTTAAAGCCTTTCGAAACCGAGGAGAAAGAACAGCCAAAGGAGAATTATTAACAAAAGCAGAAAATATACTCGCCTGAGAACGAACAAACGGAAAGGCCACACGCAAAACAGGATAAGTATCAACAAAATCCCTCAAGCCAGCGCTTGCTTCAACCTCGTCTACAAAGGCAATCATATTACTCATATCATATGATTCATTACCTTTTACGCGGGGAATATCCTCAACATGCCTGCGCATTTCCTTCATCATCCCCAGGGGAGACTTCCCAGAGTTAGCCGCATATCTATAAGCCTCAGCATGTCTGCCCATATCAAAAGCAATAGCACGATTCAATTCATCACCAGTAGCAAATAAACTCTGAGTCGTCCTTAAAATACGCCCAGTAGCATTAGCTAAAAATTCCGCAGGAGTCCTCACGCTCAAAGCGCCACGAGTCGCATTATCCACAATCTTATCTAAAGCCGAAATTGCCGGCTTCAAGCCCTCTGCATTCCACGACTCTCGCGAATAAGCCTCAAACTTCTGTAACCCAGACTCAGAAATAGGCTTCTTAAACGTCGCCACTAAACCGAGATTCTTCATAAAAGGCACAAACTGATTCACAGCGCCCCTCCCATAACCATAAGTCATTGCAAGAAACTCACCCACCGCAACATCATTTGCACTCCGCCCTACAATCGCACGATCAACGACACCAACCATACCGGCTATAGCACGCACAGGAATCTGATAAACAGCAAAAAGATGGGAGCTGACAAAGTTACCTATAATTGTAATAGGACGAGAAAGAATAGAATTATAAAAACCCTCCAAGAAAGCATCAAACATACCAGGGCGACTCATCTGGCGAGCCATCGCCTCATAAGCCTGAGGAGTACGAAGCATATTTAAACGAAACGCCAGATCCAGCCCATCAAACTCAGGAACCATCTCAGCATGACGCATCATCATATTAGTCGCATCTTCATTAAAACTTTTACCAAAACCAAAACCTCCAACATCTTCAGGCAAACCCTTAGACCTAGCCCTTACAAGAGGATCATCTGAATATTTCAAAACAACAGACTGATCAATCTGCTTAAGCATCTCTTTATTTAAGGGAGATTTAGCCGCTCGAGCAATCGCCTCAATCTCAGCCCCAATAGCTAACTGCTTCGGCAACATACGCGCAGCACTCACATCACCAGAAAGAGCTCTCTTCATTAAATGCCAAGATTGCATACCCTGGGCAGAACGAATAATATCCAGCACTAAAGCATCATCAACCGTTCTGGGGCCAAACTCCATACTTCGCAATAAAGAGCTTGTCATATAAGTATCAGTCCCATCCCCCAAAGACGCCAGCGATTTCTCAAACTCCGTAAACTCCTCTATTGCAGCCTTTCTTTGACCTGGCCTACCAGGCACATTCTTCATAACCTCTTTTTGTATTTTCTCAACCATACCACCAATATTTTCCATCAACTGAGCCTTATAGGCATTATTGGCGGGATGTAAAATCCATTTGGTTAAATCAAAGTTCTTATCCTTTAACGCTTTCTTCAATATAGCCGGATCCACAAACTGTTCCGAACCCTTATAAATACCCCCCTTGCCCACATCTCTAAAAAAACCAGGCTTTAAAGAAGGAACACCCCAACTTTTTAACGTCCCTTTCCCTAAATTCCCCAACAAACTAGGATCGTCAAGAATCTTAGCTCCCTCAGGATTGGTTTGTTTAAACTTTTCCAACCTCTGCTGAGCCTGTTTAATCTGTTGAGGATTACCATTAATCTCCGCTTTATCTAAATTATCCAACAAAGCACGCATTTTTATCACATCAGGATCATCCTTAACGATAGGCTGAATAGGAAAATCTCCTCTCGCTTTCGCAGCCTGAGCCCTGACAGTAGCATCTTCCTTAGCTAACTTCTTTGCATCACGTGATGCTTTAAAGATACGCGCAGCACTCAGCAACATATCAAAAGGAACACCAAACATCGCCTCAACACCACCATTTTGTAAACGAAGGAATAAAGGATGTTTATCGTTCATATTAGGTAGAGCTCTTAAAATATTTTGGTATTCAGAAGGAAGCGAATTAAAAATAGATTCCATTCTCTCGCTACCAGATGCCATCTGCTGAATTAGATTGGCGGCATTAGGAGCGTCATGATCAAATCCTGTGGCGCCAGCAACACCAGCAGAAGCCCCACCGCGAACAATCGCATTATATGCTTTTAAATATTTAGCAGGCAGATAAGCCGCAGCAATAAAACTGGTAATAGCTCGCCCACCCTTACCAATCATACCTTTAGTAGCAGGCCACTCAGGCGCATTTGGTAAACCATCTAAAAAAGAATCGGCAACTTCAGCTACCTCAGAATGCTGACCCAACCAATCCACACCATCACCAATAAAACGACCCGTATTCAACACAGCATCATAAACGCCAGCCAAAGGAGACACCCAAGGAGATCGCAACAAAGCCGTAAAAGAATCTTCCTCAGGCTCAGGTGCGCCACTATAGGGAATATCCTGCATCATAGCTGCAGGAGAATCAGCCACCTCAGCCGGAGGCCTAAAATCTTCTCGAGGAATCTTCTGCTCAAAGGCAAGAGTCGCTTCAATATTCTCATTCACTGCATTATCTAATACATGACCATCGGCATCAGAAGCCTCAGACCCCTGAGCAAAAGGATCATAAGCTAAATATTGACTAAAATCTTCTTCTGGCATTATTTCCCCCGTATATAGTCAAGAATAGAATCTGCTAAATCAGACTCCCCGACTTCTTTAATAACTTTTTCAAATTCCGCCGCTGGATTATTAGGATTTGCTCGTATAAACTTTTCAGCAAAAGCTGCAATCTCATCAGGGGTATTTCGAATCCCAAATACATTCTCCCCACCTTGATCTTTTGGAGGCGGGTACATTCCCTTTTTATCTGACGGTTTTTTCTTTAAAACCCCCTTATTCTGTAAAGTAGTCCCTTCTGCGGTAACTTTATTTATCATATCAATAATATCCTGACCCTCTCCAACTACCCCATGCTCCTCGACATACCGCGCAACAGCCTTGCTAACCTCAGGCCTAAATTCATCAGGAACACCATCCCACGCATCCTTAATACCTGTCAACTCTGGAAAATCCTTAACCAGAGCATCCACAGGATTAATCGAATAATACCGCCCATCATCACCTTTAATTATTGTATTGCCCAACTCTTCTTCAGCAGCAACCGTTTTATGCCATGAAATATGACCACGACCTTTAAAAAGTCGTCCTGTTTTTGGATCACGAGATGGCCAATGACCTGACGCATCTGGTGTTAACCCAGCCGCTCTAGCACCCTCGTAATCAAATTCAGGACCCTCTGAATCAAAAACCGCTGGCTCTTCTTCACCACCTAATGTTGGCTCTTCAATCTTTGGAGGTTCCTCAACTGGCTCTTCTCCTCCACCCGCTCCTGCCTCTAATTGCGTGATCACCTCTTCAAACGCTTTCTCCTCAGAACCTTCAGGCTCATAATCACCCTCGCCACGCTCCCTATACTCTAATTTTTTCTGCAAATATCCAGCTAAACCATCCACCATCCTATCTATACTACCGTCATATTTGTCATACAACCCTTTAACAGTAGACCAAGCGGCAGATAACCCTTTAGAGGGATCAACACTAACAATATCTAACAACACATCCCTAACAGCCTTAAGGGTTAAATTTGCTTTCTGAATATCAGAACCTTCATATAGCGAAGAAAAAGCAGACACTACAGCCTCATAAGGGCTTCCCTCTTTGCGAAGTTTCTCAACCTTCTTCCAAGGATGCAAATGATCAGATAAATGCTCCGATCTCTCTGTCATATAATCAAGAACACCTTGCTCAGTATCAAAACCTTGCGATACAGTACCCGACTCTGGATCAACACCACCATATTTTACAAACAACTTATAAGCCTCGGCTGGCGAAAGCTCCTTACCATTAAATATAGTAGGCCAGCTATACCACTTACCATTCGTATGTCGGAAATGAAAAGCCCTCTCTGAGCTCTCAGAAGTCTTACCTTCGACATCTGGTTCGTTAGCTAAAATCCGCCTGCCAGGAAACCCCTTTTTTGTGCCTTCTTGATAACCCAACACCTTGTTCGTTAAAGCCGAGAACTTACCAGACTCAACCTCAGTAGATAAATCTGGAGAAGGATAATCCGTCTTCTCTTCTTCACCTACTCCCGCACCAGCCTCCATTTCTGCCTTACGCTCCTCAGTCTTTTTCTTCACTTCAGGAGGCATCTCTTTTTCAGGCAAAGCCGGTGAACCAGCACCATCGTCAGTTGTCACTTGAGTAGTCGCATCTGGCTTCTCTCCATCTGCTGACCCCTCTCCGTATTGATACGGCCCTGCAGCAGCAGCATCAAAACCTGTGTCCATTTGCAAATCCTTAATATTAGTACCTATAGGAGCAAACTCGAGCTGACGCCACCAATTAGTTTTCCCAACTGTTCCAAGAGCTTTCTCTTGCCTAGCAGGAGTCTGCTCTCTTAGCCACTTAACCCAGTTACCATAACGATTCGGCGTTACAGCATCATCTATCGACAAAGTATCATTACCTAGCATACGAGTAATCCTATTCAACCTTACCTTCGCTAACTCAATAAGCAAATCATCATAAGAAGTCGCCGTTTTCGTCCCATTCAGAATATCAGCCGTCTTCCTCGTATACGCCCCACGCAACTGATCTTCAGGGATTCTAAGATGAGCAGCAGACACGCCCCTCTTATTCACTCCCTGGGTAATAAGATCCATCACCTCCTGCGCAACCTTGGATTGATTAAAAGACTGTCCAGCCGCTTTAGCTTCGTTATACCTCGATCTTACAAACTCAGTTACATACTGAGATATATCAAAACCCAACGAATCGTTTAATGTTTTCCATGCAACATATTCTCCCGAATCTAGCGTAAGACCTTTCTCAAACTTACCAAAACCAAATTCATCATTAATTCTCTTAAGAACATCCTGCGCCGACTTATTGACTTCCTTATTTTGACCAGACTGCTCCTTCCTAAGAAGCTCTAGTATTTTTTGCACATGTTTTCCATGAAGCGCCCTCTTCATAGGATTCTTATCCGTTTGCCATATCTCGAACTTCTCACGCAGCGCACCAAGATTAGGAATATGACCATCCTCGCTTTTTCTCAACTCATCATAATACAGCTGCATAAACCCATTATAAACCGCATCATCTCTCGGGGTAGGCTTTGTATGGATATTTAATAAAGTACTCCACGTTGTAGGAGATAAAGTCTTACCAGCAATACGATACAACTCCGCCGCACGCTCCACCTCATCTTCAGTAATCGAGTCCCCTCTAAAAGCCTTCGCTAAAAGCTCATCCTTATACGCATAAGCATCCTTTGTCAACTGGTCGTTCCGAAAAGTAGTAGCCGACTTTAAAGCAGCCTCCACACTCTTATTCAACTTGCGAATCATCTCATGCGGAGAAGGATTGGAAAAATACCTGGCAAAATCCCCACGCTCAATCCCATTAATCAAATCAAGATAAGAAGCATACTTACCAATAGAATTATCCTGTTGCCAGCTAAACTGAAAATCCTCCTTACTTTTAATTAAGCCTTTCGTTACCTTTTCAACAGCAAGAGTATTGTAACGCTCAAAAATAGCTGTACCCATTTCCTTCAAGGCTTTAACATAAGCCTGCTGAACTTGCGCAGTACTCTCTAATTTTCCGCCATCCCTAGCTGCAGCCCCACGAGCAGCCCAATGATCCTCAAACTTCGTCAAAGTAGGATCAAGTGGGAAATTAAAATCCCTTACATTGGCAAGGAAACCTTCATTCTGTCTAATTTGAACAGCTTTAGTATTGGCAACAATAGCCTCTGTCTTATGCTTGCGCACACCCGCAGTATGCTTCGTTTCGAATAAATGGACTTTCTCCATAAATTCTTGCGCTCTCCGCGCAGGCATATTAGCAATTACCTCATCATCATAAAGTTCAGAAAACGATCTTTTCCACTCCTGATTGCTTTTTTCCACAGCCTCGTCAAGAGATTGATAATCATACCTACCAAATTCATCCAGATTACTAGTTAATAAAAGATCAGCACTATTTATAAAATTATCTGTATAAGCTCGAGCCTCAAGATCCTGCTCTTCGTTATGCCTATCAGCAGCAAATCTCGCACCCTTATCCAAAGCATCGGTAACTGACGAATAATCAGCCAAACCCAAAGGCGCCATGGGTGGAGCAGACGGTTTATACCGCACATAATCCGTAACCCCAAAACCTGCGTCTCTTCTACGTGGTATTTTTGCCATTTAATTTACCTCGCCCATTGCCAATCTGCGGTTCCTGTACTTTTAGATAAGCTGCTACCGCCACCGCCACCAGGAACTCCTGTCGAACCCCCCATTAACGAAGCACCAGATCCCAAACTACCAGCAGCACGACCATAACCAGCCGTTACAGCTGCTCTACCCT